ATGAGTCTAAGACGTTCGTCGATTTTGCGTATGTCACGCTCGCACCCCCTTTTGATTGCTTCTGTATCACGATTAAGATCGGAATGTAACCTATCGATCTTCTCAAATAATACTTGATCTATCTGGTCTTGCTTATCTAACTTCTCATTATGGACAGCAAGAATCTGACCCATCTTTACACTGTTGTCTTGAAGGGTATCTACTACTTTCTCTAGTCTTTCAATTATGGCGGTGTTAAGGTCAGACATTAGGTCTTTGCTGCGTCTTGATCTGCCCCTGCCCTTGCTTGTTTTTTAAGTTGTGCGGTCTTCATTTGAAGTTGCTTTGCTAATTCTTGCTTCTTCATCATCACTTTCTTTTTCTCTATAGCAACCTTCATCATCGCTTGCTTCTGTTTCATCTGTGCCTCTGCATTTTCTTGCACAGTTTCCTCAGAAACATTTCTCATATGCTTCATTCTCTTGTCCATAAAAAACTTCGCAGCGTTAGCAGGAAGAATTCTTTCGATGCTGATGTCAGACCTATACTGAGGCATGATCATCAGTCTGAGTTTTTGCTTGAGTTCAGCAGGACTATTAGCGTAGATAATAGTATCACCGATCCCAGGAACGTTTACTTTGTATTGGAAAAGTCTGGATGGTTGTGTTGGATTTTCTCTGGATTCTTTTTGTACTTTTTTTCTTTTTTGAACTTTCTTTTTAAAACCTAAGACTGGATCATAACCTGCATTAGGACCTGTCGCAGCAGCACTGCCACTGAAACCTCCTGTTCCTGCTGTCATCATTTCTTCGTTCATTAGATCTTGTCCAGTTCTTCTTTGAGTAAGGGATCTACATCTAACTGAGGCATCATCCCTAAAGGATATTTATTCAAGTAGAGTAGTAGAGTCTTTAGCAAACACCAGTATTCTCTTTCAAACTTAAAAAAGAGTAAGGGTGTTGCTGCTTCGCCAAACACATTATAAAGTATGATGAGGTGATTCAAGATAAGAGGGATCCTTAAAGGACCCCCTCTCAAGTATCTTTTCAGCAAACGTTTCAAGTATTTGAAACGCTTTATATCTTCATCGAAATCCTCTCTTGTAACACAATGAGGGTTTTCATAATGTTTGATGGCGAACAGAATGTAGTTAGACTCATTCAGTTCGTCAAATTTCATAGACTAATTAACTGCCGAATGTTAAGGTTGCTACTGCGGAGATAACTTCTGGAGCACCATTGTTGGAGTTAACTTTAACTCTGTACTGGTTACCATCATTTGCTGCAGTCTGTCCTGTAAGTGCAAGGTTTGTGCTAGTTGCACCAGACACGTTAGAGAATCTACCAGTAGAGGTAAGTCTCTTCTGCCATTGGAAGGTTGCTGTACCACTGTTGGTTACAGATGCTACCACTGCGAATGTTGCTGCACCACTTGAAGTTGTCTTATCAGTGTTGTTTGTAGACAAGGTGATAGTGTTCGCTGCGTCTGCTGCGATTGTGTCATCACTCAGTGTCTCATCAGCGTTCGCTTCTGGGTTAGTTAAGAACATTAAATGCTCTGCTCTATGGCGAGTTGCACCAGACACATCAGTGTAGGTGTGATATGCCCACCAACCAGGTGAAGTCAAACCACGACCGATGTTCGCTGCTAAACCGCACTCAGTCTCGTCAACAAAGACGATAGTTTTTGTAACTGACCCACCGCTGTTACCAATGGTACGACCGACAGCGGTCTGGTTAGCAGTGGAGTCAACTCTTCCGTATAAAGACATTGTTTCTCCAGTGTGAAATACTTTCTATTCTTTATTTATGCGAGTATTAATCTCTGGCAACAAGTGCCTCTTTGACTTTCTCGAATAATTTGTCATCAGCATCAGTCTTAGTCAACTTAACTGCTTTACCAACGATCAAAAGACAGATCTCGATGAGTTTTTCACCAAGTTCTTCATCATCAGGAATCTTTGCGATTGCTGAATCGATTACCTTATAGGCAAGAGGGAGTAAAAATCCTAACATTGTTCATTATTATAGGGAACTACAATATATAGGCTCTTAGTCGTACTTCTTCTTACCGCCCTTCATGTAACCAGAACCTTTACTGTCGTAGAATCTGACTCCTTTAGTTTTAGTGTCTTTGTATAGTTTTTCTTTCTGGTCTTTCATCTTTGCCATGACCTCCTTGTATGACTTACCGTACTTCATACGGTTATCTCGTTCTTTATATTCTCTTTCTTTTTTTAGATGTGCTAGTTCTTCTTTCATGAGCATACCATCCTTTCCTACTTTCATACCTTTCGGTATGGGTTTACACTTCTTGTCGTCGAAGCAATAATATTGTCCTTCGGGGCAGTTCAAGTTCCTAGACCCCTTCCACTGTCATAGTTTTTCTTGCCACCGTAACGTGCCATGGTTTCTTTATAGGAACTAGTGTCCTTGAAACCTCGTTTCTTAGCGTCAGCAGAATCTTGTTTCTTTTGATCTGCCATCTTTTTATACTTACCAGTTCCTGCAGTAGACTTAGCACCCTTCACCTTAGGTTTCTGGTTGCTGCCACTTCTCATAAGTGCACCCTTGCCATACTGTTTGGCAATAGATGCTCTTACAAAGTCTAATGCAGAATCTTTTTGTTTGGGTCCTGTAGGTTTCTTAGTGCCACCCTTGTCGTAACCCTTCTCTTTCTTTAATCTTGTTGCCTCGCTGAACTCGCCAAATCGTATAAGGGAAGTTTCGTGATCGCGCTCTTCTTGATTGCTTTCTTCTGAAACTTCTTCTTGACTGTCATAAGCATTGTTGTTTGTAAGTGTTTTATTTAGGGGGTTTGTCTCCTCGGTGCTGATATCAGGACCGTCAGAAACTTCCTCACCTTTGCGCTTTGCTTCGCATTTTTTACAATCACAGTCTTCACCATGATTGATTCCTTTGCCCTCAAGCATATCCGATTTCTTGGGATTGATGAGGACTTTGGACTTCTTCTCTTGCAGTTCTTTAAAACTTAACATCACTTACCTTTCAAGTTTGCTTTACGATACTCAAGATCTGCTCTGGTGCCTTTGTCCATTTTACCTTGAGACTTAGGTTTGGTCTTGCCACCTACATCAGGTTGCATACCAGGGTTCATTGCCTTGACTCTACGACCATGGGTGTATTCAGCACCACTCATCTTGGAGTCACCAGACACCATCTTACCACCAGGGGAGCGTGAGTCAGCATACTGTTTATCAGTCTGACCATGCTTTCCTTTGTAACCTTCTTCGATTACGTTCTCAATTTCTTGGATGGTGAACAAACCAGACTCGTGTAGATGTGCGATTCTATCGTAGTCTTCACCAAGTCTCTTGGCAAGTTTGTCACTACCCTTAGACACTGCACGAGAGAGTTTACCAACTCCTTTCTTAAGTCCTTTCTTAAGAAGACCACCAACTTTCTTGAGTGCACCACCAACTGCTCTACGAGTTTCTCCACTGCTACCACTGCTGCTGCCACCGCTGCTACCAGAGTCAGACTTCTTACCTTTGACTCTAGAGATAACACTATCTACTTTGCTGCTACTTGAGTCACTGCTGCTAGAAGAAGAACTACCACCAGAGGAACTACCGCCACTGCTGCTAGAACTACCACTCAGACCACGCTCTCTACCTTTCTTAAACTCTTTCTTCGCTGCTGCTGCTCCTCTTTGTGCAACACCAGATGCATAACCTGCACCTCTTGCTGCTGCTTTACCTGCTACCTTAGCACCTTTCTTAAGCATAGAACCTGCTTTCTTAGCAGCACTCTTTACTCTCTCCATTCTAGAAGGTTTGGAGACAGAAGGTTTTTCTTTCTTAGCACCAGTAGCAATATGCTCAAACCCAGGTGCTTCCATGAGTTCTAGTTCTTCGCAGATCTCTAGAAGATCTTCTTCGTCTTCTGCAAGATCACCAATAGATTCGATCATGAAGTCTACGAGTTCTTCATCGGTTACCAAATCAAACTCTACACTTTCATTCAATTCTTCTAACTCTGCAGCAGAGAATGCGAATCCTTCTTTCTTCATCTTTGCTTTAGTCTTAGCAAGAATGCGATCCTTTGCTTCGGATGCTGCCTTGTTAGGACCATCATATGCCATAGCACCTTTCTGCTTTCTTGGTGCTCTAATCTTATCTACACCATCACCTTTGTAGATACCGTATGCACTACCTTCTTCTACGTTCTCAACTTCTTCTTTGTTATAGAGTGCACTTGCTTCCTTATGCTTACCTGCATTAGTCAATGCCTTGATCTTTTCCATCTTGGCACGTTTTTCCTTCTGCATAGCAGTAGGTTTACCTTCTTTATAATACTTACCAGTTCCAGACTCAGGAGTTGCCTTACCCTCCTTTAACTTATTGGAGATGACCTTTCTGCGGTTAGCAAGATATGAATCGGTCTTATCTTTTTTACCATCATTATTGATGTCACCATCCTCTTTCCCGACTGGATCGAGTTTCTTTGCTTTCTCCTGCACCTCTTGGTAGGCAGCAGACATATCAGGTAATTCTTTGAAATTCATTTTACTTGGTAACCTTATCCTTTTTATTTATCTTGTTTATAAACTCACCAGGGGTAAGTTTACGCATGTAGTTAGTGAGAGCATCAGTTCCCATCTCACCTGCAGGGGTAAAATCAAAGAACTTGATGTCGTTTCGCTCAACTAAGTCTTTCAACCAAGTCCGAAATAGATGATCAGACTCATCAATACTGATGACATAGTTGCTACCACAACTAACAATCTTACTAACGATCCCTGTGTTAAGGTTCTCAACGAAAGTTCCCTCTTTGAATAGTTCACCATCAAAGTATGCCTCGCGTAATCCTTCGAGATCTAACTTAGGTGCGTACTCAAATAGTTTATAAGAGCAGTCACCAAAATCTTGATCCTCTTCAACTTTCATTGCAGTTCTTAACGTTCCGTAAAGAGACTGAAGATCCTTATCTTTGATACTCTTTGGAATACCTTGCTTAAATGAATCGTAGTCACCCTGTAATGCTGCTGCTCTAAGTTTAGATGCAGACATACCTTCTACACCTTCACCATCTGGGTCACGGTCACCTGCTGAGGTCACCTTAATCTCATCAAAGTTATAGAGATCACCGTTATACTTGTTTGCTAACGAGTTGAACTCAGAAACCCTGTCACCTCCCACCACAATATTAACACTGCTATACCCCTCACTATCGAGTCCCCCAAGAACATCAAAAATAGTACGCATGTCAGCGTTATCAATGATCGAATTAGAGTGATCAGGATACGCTTGACGCATATATTTGATTTTAGTACCTGCATCGAGGGGGTTCTTCTTAGGATCCTCCGTCCTTGAGGGGTATATTCTATACGCTCCTCCACTTGTTTTTGCCTCTCTTGCTACTTTGTCGAGAAGTTTCTCGTGTCCAATAGTAGGTGGATTGAATCTTCCAAAAGTAATAGATATTGCACCTTGATCGACCGCACCCTCGCCATCTGCAGTTTCTTCTCCTCCTGCGGATTGTTGGGGTCCTGGGTCATTGTCCTTTGTAATTTTTACTAGTTCTCCATTTTGTGACATATGGGTAACGTTGCCATTCTTATCGGCATATCGTCCGTAACCAATATGTTGGAGATTTAATTTTTCTGCTGCCTTTGCAGCGAACGATCTCTCTGCTTCAGATAGGAAAGCACTAAACTTTTTCATTCGTCCAATTTTTACTAAGATTGAAGTTTGCTTTGCTAAAGGTCATTCGGTCTACAAGTTTCACAGGTACTTCGTTTTGTGTAACGAAACCTTCGTGAGCAGTTGGTTTGCCATCAAGATATGGAGTGACAGTACCACTGACTCGGATGTTGCTCATGAGTGACTGTTTCAGTTGGAAGATTTGATCCCACACTTTGAACGTGTAAAGATTAACCTCTTGCTTATATTTATCAGGTAAAGCACTATACAATTCTGCAGAGGGTGGTGCCATCTCCAATCGAATCCAAGTATTGATATGTTTGAATATTGCATCACGAGTCTTCTTATCCTTAGGAACCTTTGCTCTGACCAAGTTCTTCATGAATTTGAACCAGTTAAACTTGACCTTACCCTCAACGAATGCAGTTGCTTCGTTTACCCCAAGCATAAAGCAATCAGACTCACCGCAAACATTAACACCAAAACGAGGAGTGGCAGTTGGAGAAACAACGTCATAACCAGTATGAGGGGCAAAGACAATATGACCAGGGGTTTTGGTAGCAAACCGATACTCAAGAGCATTAGGAGTATAGGTACGACCCCCAGATACCCCAATATAGTCGCCTTGGACAATACCACCAATCCTAGGAAGGTGACGAAAGCATAGGCGAAGTATGTTCGCCACTTCTCCTTTGTAATACGCATCAATGTCCTCGTATGAATAAGCAATCTTGACCTTAACCTTGTTGAATACAGACTTTGTACCAACAAAGAACTTACCATTCTCAGGGTTAGTGCCAAACACAATGGCAGGAGCACCATCCCACTTCACACCAAGTGGCAGATGCTTGTGCAACAGAGCATTGACAGTCCTCAGAGCAGCACGACGACCATACATGATCATGTCTTCTGGGTGCTCAAGGTGTTTGTTAGGCAAGGTTTCCTCTGTGTCTATACCATTATTATAGCATACCAAAGTTGAATCCATAGTGTATGTGTGCCAGTTCCTTAACTGTCTACTGCAGTTTCCAATACACAGATGACTTGTCAGACTGTGAGGATGCGTAAAGATAGATCTCTTTCATGATCTGATCTTTCTTTTTATGATTAGACATCCAGTCAAGTAATCTTAGACCAGATAACTTAGAATACTTCCATGCTTGCTTTGCATCTGTAATAAACTCCATGGCAGTTTCTTCATTAAAACCTTTTGCATCATACTTCTTAAGAAGATCAAAGATCTCTTGATCGTATTCATTACCTGTACACTTATTCCACTCTGCCTCTTGAGGAACAGGACCTTTAACAATATCTGAAATCAAATCTCTCAAAACTTTACCTTGAATCTTACCTTGTGCAGCAGATTTACCTTTAAGTTCTAACTTCCAATCTCCTTTAGATTCACCACCAAAGTTTCTTGCTTGGAACTTTTCAAATGTACCATTACCATAGTAAAGATATACATCCATAGGATGATTATCACTTCTTCTACCATTGTCAAATGTTAGATCATACTTAGCAAAGTGTGCCTTCTCATTATTTTTTCTTTCCTGAGCAGAAGATGCATTCTTTAGTGTCATGTTAGGAGAACCTTCAATCTTTTTCAGAGATATCCCAACCAAGAGATTATCTTTAATTAACTGGTTCAATGCATTGTTCAAACAATCAATAGTAACTTCCTTATCAAGATGTGCTTTTACCTGATTAATTTTATTTGCTTTAACCATCCAGATATCAGCAGGATTCCACTTGTCTTCTGACGAAAGTCTAGTTTGTTTCTTAACTCTGTTAAAGGCATCCTTAACTGCACCATCATCAATCGTGGCATCACCTCTTACAAACTTCCATCCAGTTCCACCGATCTTTTTAAAAATTTCATTTGCACCTGCCCAAGAAGATTCTTTCCACTCCTTTGACATGTCCATGATCTCTTCGATTCTGACACCTGGGGCATCAGTATGTCTCATTCCACACTTATAATCATCAATAGTAAAGTTCTTTACATCACCACAGTAATATCTCATAGCAGCATACACACACTGTGCTGTCTCTTGTATCTTAGTTGCTGCTGCACCACCACCAGAACCTTTAGTGTTCTCTGGTTTGACTGAGATTCTTATGAACTGCTTCTTATCTTTTGTGATAGGAACATTAATCTCATTTGCTTTCTGAGGTTGTATTTCATATCCTGCTTTCTGTAGTGCACCACTGATATTTGATGTAGCAGTTGCCCTTTTTGCCTGAGGAACTAAGACCTTGATTGCAATCTGCACCTTCTTCTTTGAATCTGGTTGTTCAATCTTAGTCACATCAAAGAGATAGTAAGCATAGTCATCGCCACCAAGGGCATCCATGACATCTTCAAATGCTCTCTTATTCTGTGCAGGAACTTTTACTGCCATTACTCTTCAGATCTCCAAATCTTTCTCATCTCTTGATATTTAGGGTCGTATGCTGCTTTATCACGGACTTCCTTAAAGACTGCTGCTGCCTTTGCTTTCTCGTTCGTCTTCCAGTCTACTTCTTGCGGTCTAACTTTACCACCTTTAGTGTACTTGCGTCCGCTTGAATGATTAGCGTACCTTCTTGCTCGTGTAAAACCCATCTCCAAGAATTTCCTCGCCATGTCCATTCCAATAAAATCTTTCCTCCGTCGAAATTCAACGAACATCTCGTATATTTTAGCAGCAGATTGGCGAGCAGTATCTTCATTTACAAATCTCCAATGAGAGCATATATCGTTAGTGTAAGGGCGTACCAGTAGCACTCCTTGCTCTCCCCTTCCAATACGATAAAGTTTGCGATTTTCTTCAACTGTAAAATCAAGGTTCTTGTAATCGAGGTCATAATCAAATTCCTTCATGATGTAAGATAGTTCATCCAAATGGGTTTACGAGATGGGTCACGCAGATAGTTGTTAGGTGCCCATGGTTTACTGGAAACATACAATCTGTATGCAGTGATAGTATCTATCTTATCATTATACTTCCATTGCTCTGGCATTGCACGAGTAAAGTTCTCTACTTGTTTCCAGATAACAATCGCCTTCTCACTGAACCTGTGAAATGTTTTCTTTGCTTCCCATAATGTCTCAGCACAACCGTGCTGTTTGCCATAGCGATGAGTGTATTCTCTAGACAATGCACAACCATGTTGAATCAACCATGCACAGTTTGCAAAGGATTCTCCTGCCCACTGTGTACATGGATGATTACGGAATGCACCATGTTGTGTCTTGTATGGTGTGCCATCAATCTTCTTTACTAGATCATCACCCCAGTCAAAGTACCAGTGTGAAAAAACAATAGAAAGCATTTGACAAGTTTCGAGTGGCATCTTGACCACATGCTTGTCGGGTAAGGATTGTGCCGAAACGATAGGGTCTCGGTCAGTCACGAATATGTTCATAATGAGGTCGTGTATAATGATCGTTCCAGTGTCTGATGTTACCTGCAACGATGAAACAGTTGGTGACTACGAGTTGAATGAAAATGAATGTACGAATTATAGCAACAAAGTCTGCCTCTTTGTCAGATTTACCAGATTTGTCGCCAAGTGCTTTTGCCCATATTCGCCATACTTTTCTCAACGTTTAGTCTCCTCCACATTGTATTCTATCTGAATGACCTTACTTTGTCTACCCATGCTGTTACACCTTTGTAACTGGCACATAGTACCACCAAGTGCTTTGGTGATATCTTTAAGTTCGTTGATAAGTTCTTTCTCAAGATCCTCTACTGGATCCCAGTGTCTATCCCCTCTCATCTTCTACGATCTTAACTTTGTATACAATTTTAGATCCTTTCTTTGCGAACCTAAGATCAATCCATTTTTTAGTCCAGTACAATCCAAACAAACAAATCATAAAGGGCACTGCGTCTGCCCATGAGATTTCATTCCATGCTTCTACTGGGTTAATTGCAAATAAATGCATCATTTTTTAAACTCCTTTTTTTCATAGTCATAGTTGGGATGAGGTTCTGAAGGAACCCAAGGATTCTTAGACACATTCTTGATAACAATGAATTTGTCTGCAGCAAAAGTACCTGCAATTTGAATCTCATACTGATCAGTAGGTAACCAGTTATAGGAACCATCCTTCTTAGTATGTGCCATAAGGCAGTTAATCTCATGCATCATTTCTGATGTGAGTTGCATGGGTTGTGCTTCAGCAAGAACCCTTTCATCTGGGTCTAGTTTACCAATCATACGTCACCTTGTTTACGGTTTTCAGAGAAGTGAACATCAAACTCGCCACCTGGGTAACGTGCTTTTAGTTTGTCCACATTCATTTCGATGATCTCCTCAGGAGATACATCTAGTGCCATACATGCTTGCATAAAATACCACATGATGTCACCGAGTTCACGCTTCAAATGAAACATGTTCTCTTCATTGACAGGTTTACCTTGGAACATAATCTTTTTGATTACTTCAGTAAACTCACCTGCCTCAGCAGATAGTCCTAGTGCAGCAGTCAACATCCTTTCTGTAGGAAAGTCTTGATAGTGCAGGTCTGCAATTCGTTCTGTAAAAGCGTCTCCACTCTTACTTTCACTTGAAGTCACAGCATTGACGAACTGTGCGTATTTTAAAAAGTCAATCATAGGAGAGTGCATCGAAAGGTTTGTTGGAAGTGAAACGTTTGACTAGATTCTTTTCTAGATCTTCTTGACCAGAGTCAACGATATCAGTCTGAGCAGAATCTTCAACATCATAGAGTCGCATCTTCGCTCTGTCAATGCCGACACAGAATCGTTTGTTCATAGTCGGATCATTATATCTATTCTTCAACTGCTTAACCATAATTTGATTCATCCCCTCAAGTTCCTCAGTCGAGATAAGAGCAAACATGAGGTCAGCAGTAGCAGGGAGACC